GGCTTGACCTGTTACATCGAAACGCGCATTAGCATTAATTGTTGTACTACCTATGGCTGAAGTAATCGCTTGTCCTGTCAAAGTAACAATAACTCCTCCAGAACCAATCGCGGTACCTACCGCTGAAGTAACTTGTTGTCCATCAAGAATAACATTGTATGCACCACCCCAAACTCTATTGCCCCAGGTTCCTCGTCCCCAACCTGCTTCAATATTGGCATCTACACTTACAGATCCTAAACTCGAAGTAATAGCTTGACCTGTAATCGCAATGGTTACGTCTGCAAAAGCCGTGAATGATCCAAGAGCTGAAGTTATTTGCTGTCCAGTGAGGTTAACTTCTATGCTTGGAGTCGCAACAACTGCTCCTAAACTTGAAGTAATTGCTTGACCCGTTATACTGACCTCTACGTCTGGACCTGATCCCCAAACTAAGGAACCCCATGTATTTCTACCCCATCCTAATTCAGTATAAGCGGAAACAGTTCCTGGAGAAGCTGTGATACTTTGACCTGTAACTGTAACAGTTACATCTGTAATTACGGTTAAAGATCCAATCCCAGAAGTTATCTGTTGTCCAGTAACAGGATAAACACTGGCTATTAAAGGGGTACCTACCGCAGAAGTAATCTGTTGGCCTGTTACACTAACAATTTCTGCGCCACCTTCTCCCCAATCTGCGCTACCCCAAGTTCGACGACCCCATCCTGTTTCATTAAAAGCTGAAGTAGTTCCAAGGGATGAAGTTATTTCAATTCCACTAACCGCAATGAGAGTATCGCTTTGTTCACCCCAAAGTCCATAGCCCCATTTAGTTCCGGATTCGCCCCATTTATTAGCCATCAAAGCCTCCGAAGAGGCCAGTTAAATAAACCTGTAAATTCATAAAACTGACCCCCTGTAGTTATGCTAATCTTATTATTGCTTCTGTCGCGTTAAACGCTGGAAATTGTATTGTAAATGTTCCTGATGTAGAAATTTTGTTTGAAGTGAAATCTAGCACGGCTACGGATCTATTTTCCTGTGAAGTATTATAGATTAGCGCGCCCATTGCTGTGATTGTCGCTGTTAAATAAGATAAATTCGCAAAGTCTACAATTGCTGTAGTTCCTGATAATTTATGTGTTTGTCCTGTTAAATCTTTTCCTCCAGCAGAATAATCTCCAGTAGCGTCAGTGACTTCTCCTGTTGTTGTATATGAACCTAACGATGGTCCAATCGTGGATGAATCTGTATACAAAGCGAGTTTAAAAATATCCCCACTTGTCGCTGCAAAATTCCCCCCGTTCGTTCCTAGCAATTCATTTTTAAATGAACTCGTTATTGCGCTTGTTGTTATTGCCATAATTTTCCTCCTGTTTAGGCTGACGGTGAATCCATTTTAATTCTGATTGCCCCGTCAAAATAATCGTCTCTTCTTCTTCTGCCAATTTGCTCAATTGCATACTTGGCTACTGCTGTTTTATACCTTTGATCATAGTATTGCAACATGTCCGCTGGACCTTTTAAATAACCAAAAGCTTCTACCAAACAAGCATAAAGGAGCCCATCAGGAAAGCGTTCGCTAAGATAAGTTGCGGTATTAGCAGCACTTAATCCGTCCGGTTTAGCCACATAACTTGCTAAGATAGCAAAGGTGGTACTTGGAATAGGAGCAAACATCAACGTATCGTCATCATAGTTTGCGTAATATTTAGGCGTACCTGTACTGCCAGCAGGATTATATTCATCCATAAAAGTGGTATCTCTTTTTTGTAAAAACACCAGATCTCCATCACCATTGGTAATTTGAATCGCTCTAATAATTAATGCTCCTGTAGGAAAATTTAAATACTTTTGAGATGTAATCATTGTGGATGTTGCATATCGACGATCGGAATCCGTATTGACATCACGTAAAATTCTTTCTTCGGCGTCTAAAATGAAACCATCAACAATAGTTGAAGTAAAGACCGTACTATCCACTTCGGCATAGTTCCGTATTTTAGTAACCATTTGTGCGTAAGTAAGACCTGCCATTATGGTGCTATGGTTACCGGTCCAACGGACACTGGGTAACCTCCTCCTTCAATTCCTCCGGTTGTAGCTGTATCAGTATCTACTACAAAATAAAACCAGTTAGTAGTATAGTCCGTATCTCTAGCTCCACTAACCCATTTACCTGTTCGAATAGTATAACCAGCTGCTAAAGCAATTTTAGCGCCTGTAATTCCATCAAAAGTTTGAGGATCAACATATCCTGATGTTGTAGGCATACCTCTAAATCGGTAAGTACTAGAATCTGTTAAACCATGATTAGGTACATGAACATTTATATACGAAGAACCTGATCCATAGGTAACAAAAGGATTATACGGCATAAGCTGTGTAACAGCGGGAGCCACCCTGGCTGGCCTTGCGTTTCTAAGGGCTTGAGGATCGGATCCATAAACCTTAGGATCTATTAAAGGAGATTTAGGTTCGTATTCTGAAATATGAACCAAAGCTCCCGTCCATTCCTTAACCATTTCTGGATATGGATACGCTTGACCGTCTCGATCGGAAATGGATAGGGCATATTTACCTTTTGAAAATGGAGAAGCCATTATGTCACCGTTGGGTAATATTGTGCCGGAGTAATAAAAGTACTGGATCTTGACCCATCCTCGTCCAGCGCCCGTTTAATTTCATCTTCGTAATAAAGTTTTAATTGTTGGGTTCTTTCAGGTACATATTTTTGAGAAAGATAAAAAGCAAGTCCTGAGACCATGCACGGAAGCCATCTAAAAGGAACATCAGCCGTATTCGTAAAAGCTCCAGCATCTTCTATTCTTTGAACAGAAAAATATTTTAAATGCGTATAGGTTGATGCATCAGGAGTTAAATAAAGATTAATTAAGGGTAATGTTGTATTTCCTTTACTGACTCTTTGAACATAATACTGCGAAGGAGTACCTGTTGCTCCTTTATTAGGCAATGCTGCATACGTTGATCGATCTATTTTAGTAATGGATATATCCGTTGTCGTAGATGCTGGATTAACGATTGTTGCATTATTAGAAATAAAGGCTTCCAAAACATCATTACAGCCACTTGCTGTTTCGTATTGACTTTGAGAATCCACCAAAGCCGTAGCATTTAATTGAATTTTAAATAGGTGAACTCCACGGTTCCCCCAGTCGGAGAATAGTACGTTTAATGATCGTCTAGCTTTAGCAAGATTATATCCTGAATTAGTCTGAATACCACATCTTTCATAAGCTTCCTCAACGATTTCGTCGATCGCTAGATCGAATGTTGTTGTTCCACTGGTCGCCATTTATGCACATCCTATTTTTTTCTTTTTTTTGACTTCTTACGCTCTTCGTCTGCTCTTATACTAGCATGTTGGAGAGCAGCTTTTTTTCCTTCCACAGTTTGATGTGGGCCACCTCCTGGAAAATCATGTTTTTTCATCGCAGCCACAGTTTCTTTAGAAAACTTACCCTTTGTCCATTTATCCACCTTACCGCCTTTTGCACGATTGATTCTTTGCTGAGGTCTTTTGCCCCATTTGCCGTAAGATTCGTCTCTACGATCTTTCATAGATTGTTTCTTGCCGGATTCTCTTCCAGTTCTTTTTCCTAAAGATTCATCTTCTCTAGCTTTATAACCCTGTCTTTGTAAGTGTTTTCTTTTTTTAGCTTTAGCTTTAGGTCTCATTAATGCTCGTCCTTCAGCATCTTTTGTTCTTCGTCCTAAGCTTCTGCCAATTCTGTCCTTAAGTTCAGCGCCTGTTAAACCACCGTCTTTCAAAGCTAAACCTCCGCCACGAAAATGTTTAGGAACGTGGCCGGTCATCGCTAGTCGTTTGTGCATATTTACTTTTGACATGTCCATAATATTTCTCCTTAAAATATACCTTCAAAATTAGTACCTTTAGTTGCTGCGCCAGAACCCGGTACTCTTTTAGTTCCACCTGCTCCTTTAACAAAACCACCCTTAGCCTTTTTTACTGGTTTTTTGTAACGACCAAGTTTGTTTAATTTAATAACCTTCTTGACTCCTGGATAATCTTTAGCTTTACCCTTCCAAAGCGCTCTAACTCTTCCACCTCCAGCTTTTACATCTACTACTGTTCCTCCACTAGCATTATGCTCTATTTTTCTTGAATGTTTTCCACCCCATCCTTTATCTCGGTCAGGAAATGCGCTCTTCAGTACTTTTTCAGAGTAAAATGGGCTGTAGTCTGATTTTTTCCAAATTTCTTCTAGTCTTTTTTTCCCTTCTTTTTTATGAGCTTTAAGATGATGAGCTTTACCTTTAATATCTCCAACATCTTTTTTAGCTTCTTCAAATGTTTCTTTAGAAACTGACCAACGTCCATGATAAGGTGATTCGAATTCTCGCCTTTTTCTGTTATTCTTTTTTGCCACTTTTCCTCCTTGTTTCATTCCCGGCAATTTCGGTTGATTAGGATCACGATTCTTTTTGCGCCTATTGATCCGTTGCTGTTTAAGAT